GGACGTAGTTGAGCGTCACCGTGCAATCGCCGCCGTCGATTAGGCCTGCCTTGTATTCCTTGCGCCGACCGGGGGACTGAAGGTGCGTGACCTCCACTTCGTCGGCCTGGTCCTGCGGGAAGGTGCAGCTAACAACTTCCGCGAGCTCGGTAAGGTTGGCTTCCGTGTCGTCAGTCGACAAGAACACCTTCCCGCCCCATCCGATGCGGGCTAGCGAGTCTGCCATTTCATGCTCTCCTTTTTGGGACTTAACTATGAGGGATCATCAGGTCTGCGCTTCTGCGGTAGATGATCGTGTCGCCCTGTTTTTCACCACCAACATCACGCGGCCCGAGGGCAATGTCCGCGCGTTGGAATGTGTGGCCGTTAGAATCGTCGCCGGTGACTAGAGCGGCGATAAGGGTCTCCATCGCCGCTCGAGCGTCGGCTACTGACTCGGCCCATGTATCGATCTGGACCCGCGCAAATTCGAGATCCCAGTCCGTCAGGGTTTGCGGGCGAAGCTCGGTGATGTCCTGCAACGTCGCATAGGGAAAAGCCGTGTCCTGCGGCGCATTGACCGGGTAGCTTTTTGGATATGCTGCGACTGCTCGCTGCATGAGCGCTGCGAACCAATCCACCCTAGAGAATCCTCGCCGCTGTAAATCGGATCATTCGCCGGTCGAGCGGAGCTCTTTCCGTAATTCCCCATAGCGAGCCGTCGAAGCTGATGCGGTCCTTTGCAGTCACAGCATCCAGAATCGGTGTTCTCAAGCACTCGAACGAAGCCGCCTGGCTTGCCGATTGCTGTGCCGCCTGCCGGTTCTCCTGCGCGCTTCCGAATGTGATTTGAGCGAGGACTGTAACGAGCGTCGTCGGACTGTCCCAACTTTCGACCGACTGGTTATAATCGTCCGTCGTTTCCACCGCCCGAATGAAGGCGATGGAATATTGCCTTGCTCCTGCGCGCATCAGTAAGCCGAAACGGGCCTGAGACTGTCGAGGATGCTCGTCACGGCCAACTGAACCTCTACCGAAACAGCGCGAACGTCTGCCACGACGGCTTCCCTGTTCGCGAACCAATGCCCAATCAGGAGAAGCATCGCCCGCTTGCCGAGCAGATATTCTTCGCTCGTGCTGCTGAGTGCGCCGCTCGTATAGGAAACGGTGATCGCCTCTCCTGTATTGAGCGCTGGAAAACTGTTGTCAGGTGCCGGGTAAATCCGAAGCGGAAAGCGTCCAAGCGGAGCGACAAACCCAGTGTATTCGGTATCGTCTCCGGCTGGTCCGTAGGCAACGCTGTCGATGCTCGCGATCGGGCGGCGATAAATCTCAAGGAACTCACGCGAAGAATGCCAATGAACGCAATTACGGCCATCGCCCCACGCGCTGAAGGTCTCGGTTCTTGAAGCGGCAACCCAAAAGAACCTGCTCTCGCGCTCCACAAAGGCTCTGGCTTGAGGGATCAGCGATAACAGGAACGTGTCGTAAGTCGTGTCCGCAGGATCGATGATATTGACCTGAGCCCTCGCTTCCGAAAGAGAGACCGGCTCCTCGGCTCCAATGGGCAGGATGAATATTTCAGTCTCTTCATCGCCAGCAGCCGTCGTGATCGTGTGCGCGAGGCTGGCGACAGTGCCATCGGTTCCGCCAGAGATCTTGAAGACAACAGACTTATTGCCAGCTTCGATTGTCGCGTCGTCGAGCGTGGCTCCGGTGATCGTGTTCGTTTGGCTGACGATCGTGTCTTCGCCAAGGAAGGCTGACCAATCATGCTCGTAGCGGCGAATCTCGCCAGCCAGCTTCGGCAGAAGAGAAATCGTCATTCGCCGGTCCCCGTCTTGCGCGAAGCGTAGGTGGTTAAAATAGAGCTCGAAGTCGTTCGTGGATCAGCCGAAGAATGGGTCGTCAGCCGGGGTGGGACAGGGATAATTGCCCCGCCAGCACCAACGCCATCAGCCGTTGAAGATCCCGAGGAATCGCCGGTCGCGAGTGCTATGGAACTGCCATCGCCAACAGCGACCCCAAAGCCCGCGGACAAGCCCACGCCCGCCGAATAAATGTTCCCCGCACCTTCGGCAGTCGCAGATCCGGAACTCGAGCCGGTAGCCGTCAAGCCGCCGCTTCCTGTGCCGTCCGCAGTAGAACTGCCTGAGGATGTCCCGCTAGCAAGGCCCCACGAATTACTAACTCCGCTAACCGACGATGTTCCCGCAGTGCTGGCAACAGAAACGGCCGTTAGCTTACCCGCCCCTGATGCTGTTCCGACGCCAGCTGCCGAACCGGCGCCTTTGGTGAGCGCGCCACCCACTCCCGAGGCTGTAGCCGTGGCTATGGATGATCCAGCAGCTTTATCTGATGCCTTCCCAACGCCAGAAGCCGTGGCGATGCCTGCCGACGAACCAGGGCTCTTAGCGAGTGCCCTTGCAGATCCGGAAGCGGTTGCCGCTCCCGTAGACGACCCCGGCCCCTTTGCTCTTGCCTTGCCCGCACCAGAAACTGCGGAAGTTCCGGCTGACGATCCAGTGACCGCAGAAGTTATCGGAACCTCAATAAGGACGGCAATCGAGTTTGCGCCAGCGGTTGTCCATGACGCGCTCTGAGCCGGGCTCGTGTCATCGTGGATCGTCTGCACTTCGCGGCTGCGAGCGCCACCCGACGGGTTGAAATGTTGAAGTTCAGTGAACCCGGTCGGGAGCGTTGGCGCTGCTGCAATGCCGCTGATGATCGTGCATCCGACGACTGCGCTCGTACTGGCCGGAGACGTACCTAGTGAAGGGGCTGGATCACCGGCCGTATTAGTGGCCGACACAAAATTTGTGAAAGAGGTCGAATTGCCAGTGATCCCAATTACGCAGACCCCAGTATCGGTCGATGCCCCGGTCGGCCCTGTCACTGTAATCGTCGTATTGATGGTCGAACCGGTCGAGTTTCTGAACCACCAGGCTGTGACGCGCTCTCGTGGGTTTGTCCCCGGATCGAAGGTCCAGCCGCCCGAGACGACCTCCGTCCAACTGAGGCTGGAGGTATCGCTGATCGTTAGGGCAGTACCGAGCGACGTATTGAGTGAAGTCGCGCCGAAGACCAGGATCGTCTCGCCATTGGTGATGCTGATGGAACCGGTAGTAGCTACAGAATTGGTAGCAGGCGTGGAAGCGCCCGTACCGAACCCTGTGCCGTTGGTTTTTGCGCTAGTTGCTACGGCCATTGAGGATGGCTTTTACTGAGGCATCAATACGGTTGTGCCGGTGATCGGCACTTGCTTATCTCCTAGCCAGATTTGCGATTTGCCCACAGCAGAGGCTTCAAGTCTCGCGAGCACCTGTCCGGGCTGAAAGCCGCGATAGAGGGCGGTCAGGCCGCGGTAGATTCCGCCGTCGCGCTCGAACTTGATGACCGAGAGATTCGGGTCTGCGGGTTCGTTCGTTACAGGATTGAACCCCAAGACCTCGTGAACGTCATAGGTTGCCTCGATCGGCTGGCCTCCGGTCGGTGTCGAAATCAAACAGTGAAAATTATTCGGCGGGCAGGAAATCACATGGCCGTGATGCGCTGAACTGAAGAACTTCATGTTCTCACGCCCGCCGCCGACGATCGTGCGATCAGCGCTGCAATCGATCGCTTTGCTATCAATACAGGCGTCTTGCGTTCCGCGAAGATCGCAGTCGGTGAAACGAACTTTCAGAATCGACTTTTCGAGGCTGACAAGATCGTCATTGGGGTAAGATGTGTCCCCTGCGTTGTAGTTGGTGTATCCGCCCGTCGCACGGCAGCGCGTAAAGTTGATTTCCTTCGCCGAGCCGAATGGGTTTCCATCCTTGTCGTGGCCGCTTCCGGTGCAGAGAACGCCATAAATGTCGCCCGACGAGGTAATCGGCTGGTCTCTCTGAACGTCGCAATCCGTGAAGTTGATGACGCCCGCATCTGCTCCGACGAGGTTGAACAATCCCGCCGCTACCCCAGGAGCATAAGCCCCATGAAGAAGACGGATGCGCGTCATATTGATCGTGTCGACGGTGCCGTTCTGCATTCGCAGCAGGCCGGCCATGCCGAGGGCAGTAGGTGACGTCCCCGACAGGTCCATATCGGAGAAGTCCAACTGGCCCAATGCCACGCCAGCCTTCGCGTAATAGCCTACGCCGTGGAAGTTCGGGTCTGCAATCTTGTTGCTGTACGAGAAAGAGCCCGGATTCGGGAATACCTTCACAGCCGAGATCTTCGACGGATTGCTGAGCTGCGGCGGCGCGGGCTCGATATTCGGAAAGACGGTGTAGCAATAATCCATTGCCCTAGTCCTCGGTGATCGCGCTCGTAGCACCGAAGATCGGCGTCACTCCGGTGTTGGAAATCACGATCGTTGGAGAGAGGGCGCCAGAATAAAGCAGGACGCCCGCGCCGGAACTTGCGGTCCCGATGCCGAAGAAACTCGCGGTTTGAGGCAGGTTCGTTGAATTGGACGGGGCTGAGAATGAGGTATCGGCCGCTGGCGATACGCTATTCGCCGTAACCGTAAATCCGGAACTTGATCTCGCAATGGCTTGCCGAGCATACCCCGTATAGTTGCATTCGCTCGTCGTTTGATCGCCAGCCTCGCCGGGATCGGCTGTGTGGAGCGAGACATACAGAGAACCCGCCGTCGACGAACCTCTGAGGCCAGTCGCATCGCCAATGTTTGCTGCGTTGGTGTTATTAAACAGCAACGTTAGCAAAGCTGTCTCCCAGCTATTGCTCTTGCTCATTTCGCGTCCTTCCCATCACGACCACGTTTGACCGCAAGTCTCCAACCACTTTCCGGACTATCCGGCTTCTCGCCGGCTGAGATTGCCCGCTGTGCGATCCAGAAGCTTCCGCCCCAGGTTGTGCCGTCTCCGGCTTCATATTCTTCGGTCGCTTTGTAGACGCCGCGATCGATCACCGTCGGCCACTTGAGCGTGAATGCCTTCTCGTCCTCGCCCTTGCGGAACGAGAGTTCGATCGTGCGGTCATCGTCGAGGACACAGACGTCCATATCGTCGAAGCCAAAACCGTCGCGGCCTCGCTTGCCGTCCTTGCCGTCGCGGATTCCGGTCCGGATCAGACGGCCATCCTGAAGCGTCAGGACGAGCTCGCCATTGTCCTTCAGGGCTTCGACAATTCCGGCCGCGTCTTTGCCGTCATTGCCATCTTTCGGCGTCGGAAGTTCAGCCACTGCCTTCGCAACCGCGCCCGCGACCATCTCTTCGACAAGAGAAGGCTCAATGCTTTGTCCATCGTCCCCCTTCTCGCCTTTCTCGGGCTTCGGTAGAGCCTCCACGGCGACCGATACGGCCTCCCTGATGATTTCCTCGGCCTGGGGCAGAAATTCGTTCCACACAGCCTCCAGCGAAGGCGCTTGGGCATCCTCGCCCTTGTCGCCCTTGTCGCCTTTCTCTGGAGCGGGCCTCGCCTCGAGCTTGGTGAGCCTTTCCCGCAATTCCGCATTCTCGGCCTTCAACGAAGCAACTTCGCGCTCGAGATAGCTCTTTACCTGAGCGACGATTGTCTCGCCGAGTTGCTGACCGTCAAACATCGGCAAAACCCTTCGTTACGGTCGCCAGGAGTTTCATTGCTTCTTGGGCTGCGGCGTTGTCGTTCGCGGCAGGATCTGGAGCAGGCTTCGCGGTGCCGAACGGATCGTCCTTGGCATCGCGCTTCGCCAGAGCCTCCAGCGAATAATTCTGTTGCTGCAAGTAAACGGCGTTGCCACCCTTCGTCGGGGCATATCCGAGCTTCTGACGGATCTCGTCGACCTCGAGCTTGCCCTGAGCCTTGTCGAGCATCTCCATCTGAGTAACGCTGTCCATGCGGAGCAGGTTGTCGACGTCGAACTCGGTCCCATAGGTCACGCCGTTCGTGACGGTTCCCTCGCCAATGCCGAGCCCTTCGTCGAGACAGAGCTCGATGCTCTCGATGAGCGCCTGGAGGCACTGGGAATAATATTCGACGTTGAGCGACTGAATGTTCGCGTAGGTCGGGAGTGTGCCGCCGATCTTGTACGGCGGGACGTGATAGGTCGAGCAGATGACTTCAGCGGTGTATTTCAGTTGCTCGATCAACTGCGCTTCGTCTGACGTCATGGTCAGCGATTCGAACTTCGCGCCTTCACCGAGAATGGCGATCTTGGCCGCTCCGCTCGGCCCGGAATATTTCTCCTGCCAATCCTCCTTCAGGCGCTTCGCATCGTCGGCAGGTATCTTGCCTGGGAACGTCAGAAGGCCACCGGGACGGACGCCGTTCGCCGCGAGACGCGCGCTCGATCGCTGAATGTTCGTTCCCTGCGTTGCCGCGAGAGCCGAAGCATACAGTGGAGAAATGCCAACAAGAGGATGGAACAGGCAGTTGAAGCGGTCGTGGATGATCCCGCGCGCCGGGACGATCGCCTGAACCTCTTCAAGTCCAGAGAGATTGTCCTTCGCAAGCTGATAGAAGACCTGCCCGTCATCAGAAACGAGCGGCGTCACCCGGTCAGGGTTCAGCACATAGAGCCCTGTTACAACTCCCCGTCCGTCGCGGGCCTTCAGAATGTAAGCGTTGCCCCTCGCGAGCTTGGAATTGACCCAACTTTCGAAGAACTGGATGCGGTTCTGAAAGTTGTTGGGTTTGCGAAGAACCGGAGAGAATGCGGGGCTCGTCGTCTCCTGCCAAACGTCGCCCTTCTGAGCGACGAGCTTAACCCTGAGCTTTGCGACGTCGGAACAGATAAGCGTATGGCAAGCGAAGACTGCATGGAACGCGAGACAAGTGTCGGGCGAAAGCTCCTCGAGGTTTTTTTGCCAAGCCCCTGAGAAGGGCTCGCGGATAAGCCCAATCCAGCCGCCGCGCGTATTGGCGGGCGCCGAAAGCGTCTTCTCCTGTCGCGAGATTTCGAAGCCGAACAGCTTCATTCGCTTAGGCTCACGTCTTGACCGTTCACCGCGAACTCAACAGTCACCGTCGGCAAGTCGCTGATGCCGTTATCAACAACGCAGCGCCTTTGGCTCGGCAGCGGAACGCCTGTGTTCGCATCGCAAAGCGCATAAGCCTTGCCGCCGGGGACAGCAGGAGCGTCGATCAGCTTAACGACAAACCTCATGCGGCCTCCCTCTCTGCGATGCGATAATTGCGCTTGGTGTATGGAAAGACGTCCTTGAACTCCCACGGCTTTCTCTTGCCGGGAAAGAACAGGATCGTCGGGTTAACCTTCATCCAGCGCTTCAAATATTGGTCGAAATGCCAAATGCCGTCGTTCTCGTCCCAAGTCGCTTCATTCGGCCCGAGGCAATGGGCAATCCATGCCTGGTCTGAGCCGTGAAAGGCTTCTCCCGAAGCATCGGCTCCGGCTTGGTCGAAACGGTCGTAAACCTGCGGGCGGGCTCCGGCCGTTATTAGCTGGAGGCTGCCATTATATGGGCGGGTCGGATGCGTCCCCTTGTAGATGACGAAATCCTCGCGCCGACTAAGTATCGGAGCCAAGTCGCCGCCAATGATGCAATCCAGATCGAATGATGCGATGCGCTTGCCGCCAAATATCTTCGCTGCATCTTTTCGGTAAAGTGACAGCCTGCGAAAACAGTTCGGCTTATGCGGTCCCCATCGCGGCTTAATGTCGGCGAAGTCAGTCGGAAGAGGAATGATATCGACATTCGGATCTATGCCCTCGGGCATGTCGGTGACACACGCTAGGCTGAACCGCACCGAACAGTTGCGCCGAACCATCGACGCGAAAATATTTACGTGCTTGGCTGTGTAGGCGATCCTAACCCCCGGCTGATTCCACAGCCAGCAAATTATTCGGATCACAGAGCGCCTTGGTCTCTCAGATAGCAGAACAATGGAGCGTAGCGGGTCCGGAAGTCGGCTCGCTTCTCCCAAAGGTACCGCCACTTCGGAAGGATTGCGTCGGGCGCGTCCGCGTAGATATCCGCTAGGAAACTGACGGCCAATTCGGGCTCGCCAATGTCGCAGACGAACATCGTCAAGCCACAACGGAAGAGGTCAAGCTTCTCGGCCGGCACGAACTTATGCCAATAATACCAAGCCGCTCCTATTTCGGCCGGCGTCCATGTCCCGAGGTCGAGAGACGACATAGCAACTTCTCGGCGCGTCCATTGCGACTTGATGCGGAAAACTAAAGTCGTCCCGGGAACCACGGCCTCGACGACCTCGAGGTGATCCCTGAGCCTATAGAGGCAAGCAGGGATCTCATAGCTCGGAAAGTGGCAGAAATCCTGCCACGCCATGATTGCTCCGGGCTGGAGCGCATCCTTCAACGTCGTCAGCACAGAAGAGATCGCAGGAACCCGCTTCGGGGCGTCCGTCACGAGCAGAGCGATCGGCCCGCCCGTCCATTGCATCGCTTCAATTTGGCCGGGATGAGGTTCAACGAAATCATTCAGCGGCCCGAGGTTTTCCTTGAACGTCTCAAGGCATGGTCCGACCGGAACCTTGTCGATATTATGCTTGTCGTAGAAGGCTTTTACCTTCTCGATATGCCCA